CGCCGAAGCCGCCGCCGCCACCGAAGCCGCCGCCACCGCCCAGACCGGCATCGGTCAATCCTGCGGCATCAACAGCACCCTGTCCGCCAAGGTCGCCCAGATCGACGGCACCGCCGACAAAGCCGCCGGTGGCGAAGTCCGGCGTAGCAGAACCGGTGAAATCAACCACGCCGGTATCGCTCAGGCTCGGAGCGGCAACGGTTTGATCCGAATCGGTAAAGTCGAAGGTGAAATCCGGGCCGAACTTTCCGCCGCTCGGGGCCGGCATACCCTGCGCGACTAAGCTACCGGTTGGCATGCCGCCACCAACAAACCCGGCATAGCCCGGTGTTGACGGCGCGTTGGCAAATGAGGCGTATCCCGACGGCATCGCGAGACTGCCGACGGAGTTCATCGCACCGGATGTCATGGCGGCCATGCTGGCGGCATTCAGCGAACCGATGTCAAACGATGGCGCGCCAAATGACGGGGAAGCCGTCTGCGCGGCTGCGTGCTCTCCCGCAATATCTGGTTCGGATGGCGCGTTCGGATCATTCGGATCGCCTTCACCCCACCCCTTGGAGCTCGGCGTCGTCGCCAGCTGGCTGGCGCTGACTATCCCCTCTCCCGGGGTGGGACCCAGGATCGTGCCGCCCGGCGTTCCGGTAACGACGGAGCCACCCCCCAGGGCGACTGTGCCCGGCTGACCGCTGCCCGCGCTGGCGAACCCTCCGGGCAGGCCGGCCGCGCCCGGCGTTCCAGTTGGCGCCGCGCCCGGCGCGCTCGGCGCGCTCGGCGCGCTCGGCGCGCTCGGCGCGCCCGGCGCCGTCGGAGCATTGCCAAACATGTCAAATACTCCCGTTAATACGTTACCTGAAGGCGGCGTATCACCGGGGATCTGATCGGCGAACATGGAGGGCGTGCGATCGCCCGCAGGAATGCCAGATTGCGTTACCGCCCCGGGCGGCGCCGTCGCGGCCTGCGTCTGGGACGCTATCGCATCTGCCAGCGCTGCCTGGGTGGCAGTCGTGGCGTTTGCTGCCGCAGCATCCAGGGGGCCAAAGTCCGGGCTTGTCGCCGGGGCGTTCTGCGACATCGCCTGCGTGATCGCGTTGGATTGTGCGATCTGGTCCATGATGGAAGCGACAATGGCATCGTTGTCTTCCGGCGTAGTTTTTCCTTCATCGTCCGGCGGAGCGCCAGGAGGAGGCGGGGCACCGCCCCAGAAACTGCGCTCGGGTGTGACGCCTTCGAACAACTTGTCCTGCGTCACATTTCCCGGTTCGCGGCCGGTTGCCGCCGGCGTATCGCCTGAGCCCATGCCGTAGTCACCGGACCCACCGAGCCGATAGTCGCGCGGCATTGCAGTCAGCTGGTCGAACCCCGGCGCCGTGGCGCCGCCCGGCGCTGCGACCTGCTGTGCCAGCATGGCGGCCGCGATCGCGTTGCGGCGCGCCTCGACGTCGTAATCTTGGCCCCAGGCAAATGCCTGCAGTGCGTCACGATCGGCGATGCCGTAGGTGTTGGTCGGGCTAGGCGTATTGATGTTGTTGGGACCGGTGAAGTCCGCCAGCGTCAGCTTGCGCTTTGCCATGGCCCTGCCCCTAGACGTTCACGCCGGCGATTTCGTAGGTCGCGCCGAGCGCGACCAGTTCGACGTCGGGCCTGGCCTGCTGCCCGACATAGACTTGCACGATCGGCGCATGCGCGAAGCCGGTCATGCCAATGCTGACCCACAGCGTGTTGCGATGTGGCGGCCGGCCGAGCCCGGGCTGGTCCCACAGCGCCTCGTCCCACAGTCCCTCGTCCCAGACATCGGCAATCCCGGGATCGAGTCCCATTTCGGGCGGCGGCGGGATGATCACCTGGAAGTCAGTCGTTGCCGACAATTGCGGTTGGAACGGTTCATTGGCGCGTGAAGTGAAGATCGCGCGCATCTGGTGCAGCGTGACCTGCTGTGATGGCGCCTTGAACATCTCCCAGCCGCCGACCAGGGTCGCGACATAAGGCACGCCGTCGTCATAGCCGGTGCGGTCGGCCTGCATCACGATGCCGCCTTGCGTGCCAAAGAACATGTCGCCGCGCATGCGGATAAAGCAGGTTGCGTCCCAACCCATGAAACGACACCAGGCGCCGGTGGTGTTGTTCGCGCCAAGGCAGTAGCGCTGTCCCGGCTTGCCGCCCGGCATGGCGACGAAATAGCCGCCATATTCGTCCCACTTCTTGATCGTCCAAGGATTGGCGCGCTTGGTACTGTTCTCGACGTTCTCGCGCCATAGCGGCTTGATCATGCGCGTCAAGGTGGCGAGCTCCATCTGCCCGGCGTCTTTCTGGATCGCCAGGCTGATTGGCACCATGCCATCGACGGTGAGGATGATCAGGTCGCCGCCAATCAACGTGTGAGCGTTCATGCCCATCGGCGGCGAGATCTGATAGCGCCCCTCCTGGCGCCATGAATTGATGTTCGACGGGTCCGAGCCGGTGAAGATCAGCAGTTCGCCCTGGTCGGTGCAGAATACGACCTTGTCGTCGATACCGTCGCCGGCGTCGATCGACCAGGTTGCGCCCCATAGCAACTTGCCGCCCTTGGTGGCAGCGCCTGACAGTGGGATTTCCGACAGCAACCCACCTACCGCATTGAGTGGCAGATACCAGGCGCTCATCGAGTTGGCCTCGATGAAAAACCACCTGTTGCGGTACTTCCAGACGTAGGTCAGGTTTTTGCCGTCCACGACCAGGCGCCCCGCCGGGCCGTAGATGAACGAAGAACCATCGGTCGCGCTACTGACCCATAGCCCGGGACTGGCGGTGCGGGCCGCAGCGAACGTTCCGGCCCCGGCGCTGGTGTGAGCGGATGTCGCTCGCCAGTGGGTGTTGTCGCTTGCGTCATAGGCGGTGGCGTTGAGCGCATAAGCGGTGCTGTTTGCCCACACTGTCATGGTGGCGTTGAGCGTGACCCATGACGTTCCATTGAACCGTAGCGGGTAATCGCCGGCGTCGTTGAGCGCGAGCAGGTAATCGCCCGAAGCGTTCGCCAATTGCGAGCCGACGTAGTTACCGCTCGCCTGCCCGCTCTTGACCAGCACCGGCGTACTGGTGGTCACGTCGTAGACCTTGGTCGCGTTGGCGGCGAACATCTTCTGCACATTGCCGCTCTGATACTCGAACGCCGAGATGATCGGCGTTGTCTCGGGCAGCACGCACCAGCGCGTACAGCCACCACGCAGTTTCACGCCGCGCAATGTCGGCACCCAGTTGTCCGAGATGATGCAGCTCCCCGGCTGCATGAACGCCTCGTTTTCCATTTGGTTGATGCCGCGCGTCGGCGCCGGCAAGGTCGTGGCGCGCAACGCCTGCGCATACGGCTGATCCACCGGCTGGCGGCGGAATGCGACGTGCCTGCTCATGGCGTCGGCAGTGCAAAGGGATAAGCGATCCCGCGCGCATGCGCCGAGATCGGCGCACGATCGATCATGATCGGCATCGGCTTGTCGGCGCCCATCGCCAGCGCCATGGCATCCGACCAGGTGCCCATGTCCTCGGCATAGGGCGAGCCCTTGGACTGCTTCCAGTCGAAGATCATGCCAAGCTTGAGAATGCGTTCATCAAGCCGAAAAACATCGGCATCGTTCAGGAACGTGTTGGCATATCCGCCGCCGTTGAGCGCGACGCAGTTCTTGTCGAGGTAGGAAAACCGCGCCGTGGTGCCGACGCCCATCGCCGGCCAGATCAGGATTTGATTGCCGAGCAAGGTCCACTCGCCCCAGGCATCGGACCAGTTGGCGGCACGGCGCTGCAGCCATTCGTCGGTGTCGGCGATGTAGCGCATCGGCTGCATGGCCGAAGTCGAGCGCCAAACACTCGTCGTCAGCAGCATGCGCTTGTAGTCGGCCGGCAGGTTGAACGCGGTCGTGACGCCGTTGCCGGTGTAGGTGACCGACTTTTTCATCGCCTGCCATTCGCGCGTATCATAGGCGATGCGCTGCGCCATTTCGTTGGCGCAGGCGAGCAGTTCGCGTGCGGTGCGGTTGGAGTTTATCGTCGGGATGAGCGCGATTGGAGCCGCCACGCCGACCCGCGCGCAAACATCCTGCACCACCGTGAGCAGCGTCATTCATGCCGCCTTGCTGGGCCGCGCCTCGAGCGCCATCCGCGTCAGCGTCTTGCGGTTGGGATTGCCCTGCGGCTCGTGCCCGGTGTTGACCTTGATGTACTCGCGCAATTGCTCGCTGGTCATCTCGTCGAACTGCTCGCCGGCGGCCTCGGCCGCCTTGCGCGCCGTCTCAAGATCCTGCTCGAGCGCCATGTTCTTCGCGCGCATCGCCTCGAGCTCGGCGGCGAGCACGGTGTTGTGCGAGTTGCTCTTGCTGTCGGCGAGGAACTCGACCGCCTGGTTCTTCAGGTCGCGCCCGCCGGGGCCAAGGTTCTTCAACTCCTGCCCGTCCACGATCGCGAGCTGCTCGACGGTGTAGACGTTCTGCGCGCGCAGTTCAGCGCGGCGGCCCGGCGTAAGGAACGGCGCGTAATCGAGCGGCGTGCCGGATTTTGTTTGCGCGGCGTGCGCCTTGAACTGCTCGTACTGGTGGCGGAACCGCTGCGCGTAGGTGATCTGATGCTGCTCGCCAGTATATCCGTTGATGAGCCAGTGCGGCCAGAGCGTGTGCGCCGGCTGCGTGGTGAAATTGCGCGAGCCCGGTGCGCGGATGTCGCACACCTCCATGTCTTCGTGGATCGGCCGGCCTTCGGCCGCGCTGCGCGCCTCGTTCTTCTCGGAATGCAGGCGGAACAAAACAACGAGCGCTGCGTCGGGATCGCGCGGATCGATAGCCATATCTACGCCTTTCTCTGCGCCGGTCTGAGCGGCTGTGGTTGGTCCCGGAGTCGTCGGCCCTGGGCTTGTCCAAGTGCAGGACAGGCGGCTCCGGGTTATCGGGCGCGGTTGGCTGGGGAGTTACCCGCGCCCGAAACGATCAGGTCACATCACGACCTCGCGGCCGTGGTTGGGGTGGAAGCCGTATTCTCTTTCGACGAGCTTGCGCGCCTTGATGGCTTCCTCTTTGGTGTCATAAATCCCGATGTGCTTGGTTGTACCATTCACACCGAACTGAGCTATCCATCTGTCGCCGCGGCGAACGACCCCAACTTGACCGGAGGTATTGTCCCGACGTTTGGGGAAGTTCCTTTGGTTGGTGCCGCTAGGCGCAAGGCGCAGATTACGCCAGGCATTGTTGAGCTTGTTGCCGTCAACATGATCGAGCTCTGGTGCGTCCAATCCGGTCATGATTTTCCAGATCGCTTGGTGTGCATACACGTGAAGTGGACGGATCATTCCTCGCCGATACCCATGATTTACCGCAGTAAACGCTTCACGTTCGGCGAAACGAACGTTCCATCCCTTATGCGCGTCCGAACTCGTGAACATGCTTCTGGGCCGTTTCTTCCAGAAAAGCTGCCCCGTCTTTCGATTGTAGCGGAGCAGCTTTTTGAGTTCCGTTTGCGTTGGCAGCACAACAGTCTTAGGCGGAGCCATCTCTTTCTCCTCAGTTGACTATCGGATAAGGATAGCCAACTGAGAAGTGCTTGACAACAGCCTACGAACCTGGCACGCTGTCGTAGAGGCGCCAATTAAACAAGGGGTTAGTCATAGTAAGCTCGCCCATCCACCCTATGAATTGAGCGATAGCGTCCTTATCGATGGGCATTTGGCCATCGCCCTCGAACAGCTTGTCGAAGTTGCGATTGGGGTGATAGCGCAGCCGGAGTGTGTCGGTGTTCAGCCCGAACGTGGTGTTAGCCGGCATGTTACTTCCAATACCGCCGTCGAGCACGATCTCGGCCCGCTTGCCTCCGCCGATATATTCCAGTGCGCTGAAACCAAGCTTGCCGAGCGAGGTCTCGTTGGTCTGCCGCTGGATCGCGATGGTGGCCGCGTCGTAGGCCGCGTAATGCTCAGGGCTCATGATCAGCAAATCGGCGTAATCGCGTCCGCGGCTTTGCTTGGTCATCACGGCGTTGAGCAGCGGTCGTATCGTGGTGGCGTTGACCTGGGTGCCGATCGCTGCGCTGTAGGTATGGGCGTCGTAGGTCTTGGTTTGCCAGATCGTGGCAGTGGCGCGATCGATGCCACCGTAAACGCCGCTGGTGGTCGTGATGGGCACCGCGGTAGCAAGGCCGGTGATCTGCTTGCCGCCATTCGCCGTGCCGTCGGAATAGATACCGGCATCCATGGCGTCCTCAAGCGCTTTTTCGGCGGCCTCCATGTAACTGTCGAGCACGTCCTCCAACTGGTTTTCGCCTTGGTTGTTGAGGATCTCCTGCATGCTGAGAACGATCGGCACTACCACCATTTTCGGCTCGAAAAAGGCATCGTTGAACAGATCGATTGCCGGGTTGAGCAGTTGGTCATAGCCGCTGTACCACTGCGCGACTTGCTTACCGACCTGCAAGGTCTGGCGAATGCGCGGACCTGAATAGGTCTGCCACAAGCCCTTCCTTCTCAGCACAGCGAGAAGGGCATTGTTGTTGGATACAAGATCCTCGTATCCGCTCGAGCGGTCTTCCACCGCCATGCTGAGGATCTGTTGGTATGCGGCTGCAGTAGTGACGTTCGGCACGATATGCCTCCACGACTAAATGTTGTCAGAGCGAGCCGTTGACGCGCTTGATCGCGTTCGCAATGGCATCGCGGCGGCCGACCGGCTTGCCATTGCGGCGCTGCGCCCCGTTGGCAGAGCCATTGGCGGGCGCGCCGTGAATGCTGCGGTCGGGATCGGTACGGGTCTGAGCCGTCGTGGAGGTGCGGGTCTGAGCCGCTGTGGCCGGTCTTAACAGTTCGGCGCGCCGGTACGCCGTGTCGACGTCAAAGCCGAGCTTGATTTCCTGCTCGATCAGATCGCCAAGCTCATCGAACCGGGGGTGCGTGTCGGCGTACCGATCAAGCGCACTACGGGTATGCGTGAACTTGCGCTCATACTGCATCTCCTGAATGCCCTGCGCAAGGGTGTTCACCATCGAATGCAACTGCCCGATCTGGTGGCTCTGCGCAGTCTGGGCGTTCTCGCCCTGCGCCATCCTGTGCTGTTCCGGCGTCTGATTGAGGTAGGCCCAGGCCAGATCGCGGAAAGTCAGCTTCTGCCCGTCCGGCGAGCGCAGGTTGAGGTTGTTGGTGATGGTGTCGAACGCCCTAAACGGCTCAGCCCGCAGCAGCTTTTCCATCCCGGTGTAGCGGTCCAGCGCCTGGTCGAGCGTGGTGCCGTGCTCCTGCGCCATCTTGTGGTAATGGCGGATGGTGTTCATGGTCTTGTGGTCGTCCTGGTAACGCAGGAACGCCTCACCGAATTCCTTGTGCATGCGGTGCACGTCGCTGCGCACGTTCACCGGCGTCGCCGCCCAGTCCGCCTTGGCGTGCGGGG